CGTAGCCGTAGGTGACAACCACGGAGACCACATCGATGAGGATGTTGCCAAGCAGTTTTACAAATTCCTAAAATGGTTCGACCCAGACGAGGTAGTCCACCTAGGAGATAACTTCGATTTCCGTTCCATCCGCAGGAATGCAGGACGCAAGGAAGAAGACGAGTCTCTGGTTGCCGATGTAAAGGCTGGCAAGGAATTCATCACCCGTGTCCAACCTACTATTTTCTTAAACGGAAATCACGATGACAGACTCGACCAGATTATCAACGGCTCTACCAGCGGGATGATGGTAGACTACTGCCACGACCTCAAGAACGATATCCGTAGTCACCTCAAGAAGAATGGTTGCAAGAAGATTTACGATTACCACGCAGAGCAAGGCGTACACAGATTAGGAAAAGTTGCCTTCGTACACGGCTATACCTGTGGCGTCCGTGCCGTGGAGGAACACGCAATCCATTATGCAGAGCCTCAAGGTGCTGTCATCATGGGACACCTGCACTCTATCCAGCAGGTCAACGCTCGCAAGCACGGGGGGGCTGTAGGCTTCTCTGGCGGTTGCCTATGTGGTAAGTCCCCCGACTACGCTAAGAACCGCCTAGCCACCAGCAAATGGGGGTCAGGATGGACTTACGGGTTCACTCAAGGAAACGACTGGAAGGTCTGGCAAGCCCACCGTGTAGGTAAAGAGTTTATCTATTCCATCAAAGGACTATGAACTCAACTAGGCTTAGGAAATTAGAAAACATTTTCCTAAACAAAGGAGTAGAGAAACCACCTAAAGGATTCTTTACACGGGCAGACCTATCTAAAGCGTGGCAAATTAGTGAACAACACGGGAACAGGAAGTTAAAGAAATATATTGATTCTGGTCTTATTGAAATGAAGTATTTCAAAGTTAGGTCTGGACAGGTTGTCAGACCAATCCCGCACTACCGAATTAAATGACTAAGACTAACGACCAACTGCTCAAGGAATTCCTAGCCGACATCGATGAAGAAATCGTGGTGGCAGACGGCATTTCCCACGCCTTTATTGGTCTCTCTTTGACCGAAGAGGGTACGGTTGCCGTGTACTCTACAGAGCGTATCATGGCTCACCTTATGGAGCAGGACATGATGGACTTCGATACTGCTGAAGAGTATATGCACTTCAACATCCTTAGTGCTAAAGCCCCTCAGCGGAATCCGATTTTTGTGGATGTTGTGCCAGAGGAGTTTTGGAAGTAAGTTTCTTAATCATCACGGCAAGCAGGGATAGGCAGACTATCCCGACTGAACCTCCAGCAATCCAAGTGAACCATTGGCTATCGAATATCCAAAGGGAAGCCATAGCCAAAGCACCACCACCCATTAAGGTAATACCCTTAGTCTTAAACGGGGAGAACGCTACCACAAGAACGCCAGCCACAAACAGCCCTAACCCTGCGGTGCTGAACTGCCAGAGTACCTTCTGCTTGAACTCACCGTCAGCCCTAGCGTGAGCCTCTTGAATCTCAAAGTCCTTCTGCTCTACCATAGCGTACAGGGCTGAGGTCTCAGCGTCTACCTTAGATGCCTCGTCCTTGTCCTTCTGGACAGCCTTGGTGTCATTCTGTTTGATGATACGGGTGAACTCCTCTACCTTGGCAACAGAGGGCTTAGAGATGCCAGACAGACGGGTCACTTGGGCTTCGACAACTTCTCTGACAGTTCCTTTATCGAGGACAGGAACGACAGCAGTAAGGGCAGAAGCAGAGTCAGATACGACTGACTCGACTTTCTGGATGTAGGTGTCCTTCTCTTTGTTTTGCGGCTCAATGGGATTGTGGGTAGTAGGGATGGGTGCAGTAGAACAACCGCAGAGTAACAGGACAGGGATTAGGAATCTCATTTAGTTTTCTGAAGGAACTTGCGTCTAGCCCAGTTGAATACCTCTGGAGCAATAGAGCCAGAGATACTGCACAGGACGCTCTTGTAGAAAGGGTCTATGTCAGCACCGTACAGGGAGAAGTAGCACAGCACCCCAACGATAGCACCAGCCAGAACCATCCTAGACCATCGCATAATCTCGTACTTCTCGTCAGTAAGTATAAGCCTAGCAAGCATACCAAGAGCACCAAGGACAGCAAACAGCCAGCCTGTCTTCTTGAATTCTTCTGCGATGACATCGAGTGACTGGGGGTCTTGGCTCATCGCTTAGGGATTTCCTTGTAGATACGCTTCTTGGCTTCTTCCTCATTGCCGTAGACACCGATGATAGCCTTAGAGGGATTGTAGACTCTGAACTTATTGTTGGCTAACATGATAACATAGCCCTTGGCGTTACGCAGAATGCGACCCGTGGGTGACTGCTCAGACTTAAACTCCGTGAACTCCGCTGGCATGAACCTACCAGTCCTGTCCTCGTTTAATATAGGATTGTCTTCAAGGACTTGTCTAGATTTACGACCTTCGTCGGGCTGGAAATTATATCTAGTGTCAGTCTTAGAAAACTTTCCGTAGTTGCTAGAGCCTTTAACCTTTGCTGTTTCTTGAGGAACAACAACAGTAGGTGCTTTCTTGCTTACGGAGTTGTCGAAAATGACCACGCTGTCGTAGCCGTTCTTTAATAAGTGTTCGTGGAATTTAACCCAGTTGTCCATTCTCCAAGGTTGACCAAACGGACTAAGCGTAGTTGTTTCGCTCCTTGGGCTTAACCAAGAACCCATTGCTATTTCAAGTAAGAATCTATTAACCTTTGTTCTAGGGTCTAAAATGTCGTGTCCGCTTTCCTTGATATTGTTTTCCCAGAAACGATTTACTACTTCAAATAAACGAGGATTTCCTCGCTCTAGTTTATGAGCATTAAGAAGATTTGCAGGCTTGTTGCTCTTGATATAATACATATCTGCTTGTCCTCTGCTTGCCGCTTTTTGTGCGTCTTCGTTGAGTCTGCTGACATCAAAATAACCACCACCAGCATATCGTTCAGCCGCAGTTTTATCAGCGATGAAGAAATTGGGGTCAGAGGTTACAGGTCTATCACCATCTTGAACCTTGGCTCTTTCTGAAAATTTATCAAAGGAACGCACGGCAACACCTTTATAAACAGTAGTTACAAAACCCTTATCGTAATTAACACCTCTTGATGCGTCTTCTTCGTTGCCAATAAATTTAAGTTTTCCAGCCCACTTCTTGAAGTTTTCGGTATCTGGGTATGTCCATAACTGTCTTGGCTGACCTTCTCTAGCCTTGATTGCTCGCTGAGTAGACCAGTCAACATTACTTTCGTCTGGCTGATACCAAGCCTTGGGGTCTAACTTTGCTTCAGTAGATACAGACTCATCGCCATTCTTTAATGCGTATTTCATATCACGCATAAATGCGTCATAAGTTAACTTCTGTTGTTTAAATTTTCTGTTTGTAAATGTACCTGCATCCTTGCCTAAAATTTTAATTTGAGACTTAATAGGAATACCTTGTTCGTTGTATATTTCTTGATAAGTATCAGAAAATCCTTTTGCTCTCATTCTTTCATACGCTTCAGAATAAAGGAGATGCTGGTATTTTTTACCTTGTTGGTCTGGGTCTATTTCAACAGCAAGGTCATAAGTGTTCCCGTTTTTCTTATCTGTCATCCAAGTAAGCCTTCCAATCATTTCTCCTTCTTTCATTAAAACAACGGCTTCTTGACCCATTCTTCCTATAATTATTCCATGATTAATTTTTAATCCTTTTGTAATTCCTTTGTTTTCAGCCGCATATCGACCTATGAACTCTCTGTTCATTTGCTCTGGCGTATAAGTACGACCACCCTGCTCGCCTTCGGCTGGCTGGTAGCGAGCGTTGAAATCGAGTTCGTTGTAAACATCAATTCCTTTGCTTGGATACACGGACTGAACTGCTTGAACTTTTCTTGCAGTTTCCTGCATGGAGGCTGGCTTATTACTTCCTTTAAAGTAAGTCTGACCAATGATTGTGTTTCTTACTTGGACTGGAATCCCGTCTTTGTTAACAATAGTGCCATCAACATACTTGACTCCCATCGCACGAAGGCGTTCTGCCATCTCGCTATACAAAACATTAGCCAATTTATTGCCTCTAAATTTTTTATCTATGTTAGAAGAAATTTCAGCAACGCCTTCTCCTTTAACGGACATATCAAGGTCAGCCGTAATGTGACCAATCTTTTTAGTAGCACCAGAATTATCCGTGAGTGTAATCCTATACGAGCCGTCCTTGCGTTTGACGAACTCTATATTTTTGTTTTTAATTCTGTCTTGATTTTCTTCAGCGTATTTTCCTAGGAATCCAGACCTCCATAAAGGGCTGTTCTGGTCATAGACACGACCACCCTGCTCGCCCTCAGAGGGCTGGAATCCAATCTTTTTCTTAACTTGCTCACCAAAAGCAGAGCGTAACTTCTGGTAGTACTCTGGGCTACCAATCATATACTTTGTGACCTCACCGATGTCTGGATATCTGAGTCTAACCCCGTTGTCAGAAGTATAACCAAGTATCTCAGCATCGCCAAGAGCCGCAGAATTCAAAGCCTGTTTGAGCAGAGTACGCTCAATCATATTAGGCTCACGCATACCACGCTTAACCGCTATGTCTTTGATGTCTTTGCTTACCATGCCCCAGATAGGCAGACCCTGTTGTTGAATCTGCTGGATGCCACGGAGTTTAGACTTGTTGTCACCAGCCATGCCAACCAGTTTAACAAATCCAGAACGCTGAGGTCTGACGGCTACAAAACCGTTCTCGTCTCCAAAGAACTGCCAGTTCTTGGCTCTTTGCATAAACTTGTCCTGCGTCCAAGACTGACCCGTAGACTCTTCGTACTCCTGTCTGAAGACATCGTAAGCCTTGTTTAAATCAAGTTGTATGCCTTTCATTGGCGTAGAAGACTCACCTGCATCTACTGGTTGAAAGTTTTGTTTAATTAAATTTCCATTATCATCTTTTCTTGGAACTGTTTTAGAGTCCATAGAAGTATCAATCTCCATTATTTTTTTAGTGTTTCCCTTGAACGAAATAATAATGTTGTCTTTACTTCCTCCATCAGCAAAACGCTTAAAAATAATACCATCATGTCCTGCGTTTATAGCCCTAATCATATGGGGTGAGATGAAATGCTCTTCATAAGACCTTGGGTCAACAACGACCATTGGATTATCAAAAGCCATTAACGCTCTAACCTTCATTGGGGTATAATCTATTGCCGTGGGGGATGCATCTGGGTATGCACGGCTATACTCATTGCCCATTAACTCTTTAAAATCGTATTTGGCGTGTAACTCTTTTATTTTACTAACATAATCTTGATACGGCTTTTCATTAACATTTTTTAGAATTGTTGTTTTTTCTAAAAATTCGCCAAGAAACTTGTCGTGCATATCTGCCATTCCCGACTCTCTTGAGTATTTGAATTTATCGACCAAGCCAAACGCTTCATTTATAAATGTGTCTGACGAGAAAAGCCTTAACATATCCATCTCGGCAGAATCTCTTGCAGAACTTCCTGTAATTTTTCTGTTTACTGGAAGACTTCTGTCTCCTATTTTATTTGTTTTTAATATACCGCTTCTTTTTTCAGCACCAGAAGACAGTTCTTCTACGCTAGTAAATTCAATTTGAACTCTTGGCTCATATCTTTCAAACGAATTAAGCGATTCTTTAAATGCTATGGGAGAAGGTTCAAGCCCTTCACCTCTTCCACTAGCAACTTCAGCAAGTTTAGATAAAGCGTTATTTAAATTGATAAATTCTCCTTGACGAAGAAGTACTCTGTTTTGATTAAGATAATTAAGGATTGTTAAAATTCTAGATGCTTCTAAAACAAATTCTTCACTAGTAATCTTTTTTTGTTTATTTATAGTGGCATTGTATAAATAGTCATACAAAGCGGTAGCCTCTTCAAAGAGACTAATGTGAGCCTTTGTTTCTTCTGCTGACGCTTTTTCCCAAAGGTCTAATAAAGTATTTTTTTCTTCTCTAAGTTTAAATAGAGTTTTTATAAAAGCGTCATTTTGCTCTAAAGTTGGTTTATAATTTTTATTCTTATCTGGGTCGTGTGCTCTTTCAAGACTTTGTATCCGTTCATCAAGTTTATATATTATATCACTAACACCCATCTTGTCATTCCCTTGTGGGTGTCCAAATCCAAATCTTGGTCTTGAAGCATAAGCGTCAGATGTTTCTGACGAGTGACCCATAAAGTGACCAAGCGTTGCAGACAACGCACCACTATCGCCATATCTTTCACCAAGTTTGCTGTCACTAAACGCTCGTTGCATCATCATTCTTGCATTTGTTGTTCCGTGCGTACCTAGAAGAACAATAGGTTTTCCTGTTTGAATTTGGTCATCAAATTCTTTGGCAAACAATGACTCAAGCAAACCGCTATAAATACGACCTTTGGTGTTATAAAAAGCCACCGCCATCATTTTTTGCAAGCCTATTTCTTCAGTAAAGGTCAGTAAAAGAGAATCTTGCCATTTTTCACTAAAGTATTTTACAAACTCGTAAGAGCCGTCATTTTCATGCTGTTTTTTAATTTTACTTGCTTCAGTTTCGACAACATAAATATCTTTTTGCAGTTGTTCTCTTTTTAATCTATCTTCTTTTATGTCTGAAAGATATTTTTCGTTTAGGTCAAAAAGAATTTGGCGGTCTTCGGGCGAAAGTTTTACACCATCAGAACCATCCTCACGCATATTTCTTGATTTATAAAAATCATTTAAGCCTTTAGTTACTTCGGAAGACTTTAAATCAACCCTTTCACGCACAAGTTTTTTATACATCCTATACAGTTCGTTAGTTCTGTTTATTTGAGTTTCATATTCTTTTTTTCTAGATGATACTATGTTAGCAAAAGCATTATCTGATTCTTCTACGCTTAATCCTTCAGCAAAAATCTCGTTTGCTTTTTGGAAAATATATTCGTCTCTTGAATGTTTAAGTACTAATCTTTCTCCAATAAACGCTTTTACAGAATCAAGTTCAAATAAATCTCCAACGCTTATAGCCTTTTGTCTTTCAAATTCTTCAAGAGGTTCAAAGTTTTTTGTTTCTTTTGTTTTTGTTTCGTAAAACTTTTTAAACTCAGAATCAAAGTTTTTGTAAACGCTGTTGTATTTGTTTTTACCTGCATTTACTGCTTCACGAATAGAACCGAATGTGCCAATCTTAGCACCTGCAGATGTGTACGCTGAGACCTTGCCATTGGCATCTTGAGTGAATTTAAACTTTGAT